GGATACCACACTGCTACTAGCTTTGGCAAGACAATAATTGCGAAAACTGCAGATAATGCTATGATACGTCTAGTCCAAGCAAAGTGCTTATCTGTCTTACCGTGTTCACGAGCCTGACTTGCTGCACCTATCAATGCTCTCTGTTGTTCAGCCTTCTGTTTATTAGACTGACCCCAGATAGACATTACTCCCCCCAACACTGTTGAGAAGAGCATAGTGATAAGTTCTAGAGGTAAACCGAACATTAGTTAGATGCCACCTGTATGTTAGGCTCTGGTCTTGCTGATGGTCTTAAAGAAGCTTGAGGGGCGGTAGGTTTTTCACCATACCTTTTAAAGTACTTTTTACGCTCAGATAAGCCATTTTCCCCACCATTAACTATTCTAGTTACCCTCTTTACATCGGTGTAATCAGGTTTTTTAGATCTTACATTTCTTTTCCACCAAGCTACAGATGCGCGTTTTGCTATTTCGGGGTCAAGCATAAGGTCAGGATTACCTTCTAAATCTTCGCCAATATCTTCACCAATAAGCCTATAGTTATCACGCCCTGTTAATTGGATGTAACCCCTTCCTTTGTAGCGACTACCATCCCCAGAGGCAAAGTCACCATTGCCATTTTTACCTGCGTATATAGAATTAAATATTCTCTCGGCGGTAGCATTCTTCTCCGTAACACCATCTCTTGCAAGTCTATCTTTTTTAGCCTGCTCCATAGATGCTACATTTTTCCACAAGTATCCAGACTCTTGCATTTTACCAAACTTACTTGACTCGTGAGCTACCTGAGACATAAAAGATTGTAACTCATCTCCTTTAATCCCTTGCTCATATGCATACTGATATATACCTCGTTCAGTAGACCCTTTATTTGTTGTAGAGTCATTAAGGAAGACTATTTGAGGAGCTACTGTTTCTTCTGGGCCAGCAGCTATAGCATCCTCTCTTGCAGTCGCTACCTCTGGTCTATTCATAATACCTTTAGGCTTCTCTAGCATCTCATTACTACGATCATCTATACTAGGTGTATCTACAAGCGCTGGGCTGTCTGCCATCTCTGGCTGTTCACCTCTAGAGACAGGTGTGACCATAGGCTGAACTACATCCTGAGCTTCCCTAGCGTTGTCCATCATAGTCAACTCAGAACCCCGCATATCAGCACCACTAAACATAGCAGTCCTAGCTGTATCTGACATTTGCCCTATAGGGGGTCTAGTAGCTTCCATCAGAGCGCTATTGATAGCCTCATTCATCTGCTCATCTTTGTAGAACATATCTAAGTTATCTAAGTAGTCTTGTATAAGGTTAGACTTTACAGGTGGGGCTTTCTTCATACTCTTCAAGTCATACTGGTCAGCCTGTAGGCGAGCAAAGTCTTGTAGCATCGTTTGGTTTTCGTCCTTAGCCTCTACAGGTTTAGGCTCTGTAGGTCTACTAATTATGGACTCTGTAGGTTTAGCCTCTTCTGGCTCTGGAAGAACTTCTTGCAGAAAGCTTAGGGCATCAAAGGAAAATTGTACTTCGCTCATTATGTTATCCTTATCATTCTTTATTTCTTCCAGCCAAGTAACCCTCGACAACGGCACTACCAAAGTTGCCAAGAGCGCTCCAGAAGCCAGAAGATTTAGCAGCACTTGCTGCCTGTTTAGCATCATCTGATGATAGTTGAGCAATAGCAAGCTGGGTTGCCCTATCGGCATCATTGTTAGCAGACTGCCAAGCATAGCTCATCATATCCCTAGTCTCTTGCATCATAGCACTAAATGCTAGGGCTGTCATATTAGTTGCCGCCGCTGCATCCGCACGATTAGCTTCATTGGTTGCTGCAGTATCTATAGTGGCAACTGTTTGATACCACGCCGCATTAGCTTGCTCAATTATAAGTTGGTTACCAGCATTAAATCTTTCACGCTCATCTACCATTTTCTTATTGAACTGCTCAATAGCGTTTGTTTCACCAGCATTAAATCTATTCTGAGCATTAGCTTGTTCAGAGTTAAACATACTAAGTGATGAACTCAGATTATCATAGAACTGGTCAACCTGTATCTGATTAGATGCGTTAAACTGTTTAGCCGCATTCTCAGCTGCTTGGTCAGACAACAAAGCATTAGCACGTTGTTGAGCCTTAAACACATTAGTCTGTTGTTCATTCTCTAAGTTCTGCATATCCATCTGTAGGAATGCGTTAGCTTGCTGTATAGCCGCCTGTTGACGGTTGTTTAAATTAGCTGTGTCCATCTGAGTCATTGCTGCAGCATCAGACAACACCTTAGCATTAGCGGCATCTAAGTTAGCTAGATCTACTGACTGAGCTAGACGGGCATTCTCCAAGGCAATCTGTTGCTCTGCAGTAAAATTCATATTAGCTATGTCAGAGATCTTAGCTGCATTAGCTACACGAGTCTGAAACTCTTGGTTAAACTCTAGGTTGAGAAACTCAGCACGTTGCTGTGCAGCAAACATAGCAGACTGTTGCTTGTTAGATAAATTCTGTAACTCAAAGCTTGCTGCAGTCTTAGCATCCTGAGAAGCAATAGGAATAGCACTCTCCATTGCCGCCTGTACAACAGCCATACCAGCCATACTAGAGGAGCTAAGACCCCTAGCCGCTAGTGCCGCTGATGCTGCTCTCATAGCTCCTGCAGCCCAAGCTGGTGGATTCTTCTCTTCAAAGTCTTCCATAAGACCGCTTAACTGGCCTTGGACTGTGGCATCAGAAGAGGGTGCGCCTGTAGCCGCCTCAAAGCTTGTCTCTTCCTTTACACGATCCATATCGACAGAAGATCCTGAGATCATCTCACCGTCTTCTACCTTACGCTTATCGGGAGCTTTAACTGTCTGTGCGGCTGTAATCTGTGCTGCAGTTAAACCTAGTTGAGCTAACTCATCAGGGTTCATAGTCGCAGCTTTAGCTAAAGCCTCGTCACTAGGTAGACCAGTTGCTGCAGTTAAAGAATCTAAAGTTTTCTTAACCTCATCTGTGACTGTAGTAGCCTCAACAGTAGGAGTAGGCTTCTTTTCTGGAGCTACAACGTCTTCTTCTGTTTCCGCAGTTGTTGCAGTTGCCTTCTCAGCATCGCCAACCTCACCAGTGCCCGTAGTAATGGTCTGTTTATCATCTGTGGTAATCTTCTCTACATCTGTCTTAGTAATTAAAGACTCAGGATCGTTTACCGCTGTAGATGTCATCTCTACATTAGAGGGCATCTCAGTAGTTTTAAAGGAAGTCTCTGCACCTTGAAGAGACTCTTGAGCATTTCTCAATCTAGTCTCAGCCTCAGTAACCTTTGTTACTAAAGATGCGTCTTCTGGGTTAGCTGCTTGAGCATCCCTAGCGGCCTGTAAAGCTTCTTGAGCATCAGCTACACGTTTCTGTGCGGCATCTAGTTTAGCTTGCCCACCCTCATTGAAACCCTTTACATACATACCATTATTAGCTTTAACGGGTTGAGGGTTTAAAACACGCATAGCTTGCTCTGTTGCGTTACCTAGTTTAGCCTGATAAGCAGGATTAGATGCAATAACTCTACGCTGTTCATCACCTTGCATACCAGCTAACTCAGGCACAATCTTGCCTCTCTGCTCTGGTGTAAATCCTAAGAAACGTTTTGCCATCTATTTTTCCTTACTTGCCTACTTGCATCCATACGGCAGTAGCTATGAATGTCAGTACTGCAACTGTTCCTAATTGTACTAAAGTTTTCCAAATACTTTTCTTTGTGTCTCTCCAAGAGTCTAATAAACTACGTAACTCTTTAATGTCAGTAGCTGCATCCATATCAGATAAACCTAAATCACACAGGGCTTGTTTAGCGCCTTTTTTAGCGGCTCTGTCAAGCATCTCTTCTAATTGTTCTGGTGTAAGTTTATCCATTAAACAACGCGCCATTCTTCTTCAACTGTGTCTCGTGTCTCTGTTAAAGACCAAGATTCAGAAGACTCATCCCAGTCGTAGAAGTTTAACTCTGTTGAGGGATCTGGTGTGGGTGGTTCATACTCCCAAGTAGTTGTATTTAGTAACCAACCCTGTATAGGAGAAGCAAGAAAATATACTGAGTTTTGAGTAGCATCAAAGTACTTACCTATCTCAGCCACCCCTGATACACCCTCTTCAAACTTTTGACTTGAAGTTAAAACCTGATCGTCATCAAAAACAACAATGTTCTCAATGATACTGTCACTACCAAAGTAAAATCCACGCTTCGTCATTATGTATTTATCTCGTAGTATGTTACAAATATAGCACCACTAGACCCATTACCAGTAGAACCAGAACCACTTTCACTAGAAGAACTCCCAGAACCTGCACCGTAATTATTACCAGCATCAGAAGCTCCTGCAGCACCGCTTGAGTGTTGTACCGCCGCACCACCTTGAAAAGTAACGCTTACATCAGAACCCCACTCTGAAGGCTTTGTTGGTGCACTTGTAGTAGCACCTTTTGCATATCCAGACGCACCAACGGTAGAACCATTCACACCACCAGAGCCTAAATTTGGACTCCCACCACCTGTAGCTCCAGAATGGTCACTACCTACAGATAAACCGGGGCCATTACCACCAGAGTAGTTCTGTTCACCGCCAGAACCATTACCACCCAAGGATGCAGGAACAGTACCCCAAGCACCAATAGTTACAGAAGTAGAGTTTTCACCTACTGGTAATGTAGATGTTACAGTAGCGTTTATAGCACCCTGCCTACCACCAAAACCCCTTGATCCACCTGTAGCAGAGATAGTTGTTCCAGAACCATTAGGGTTAAAAATAGTATTACCACCATTATGACCCGACCTAACTGTTCCACTACTTGCGGGGTAAGAAATACCAGTACCACCTGATCCAATGAGTATAGAAGCATTAGATATAGCGTGATCCTGCACTGAGTATCTACGGAAAGCTGTACCACCTGCAGCGCCACCAGAGGAAACCTTTTCACGACCACTATCCGTTGAGTGACCGCCGCCAGAACCCCCAGCACCAACTGCATAAACGTTGTACTGAACACAACCTGACTGTGCGGGTGACCAAAAAGTACCACTAGATTTTGTCTCTGTAGTACCCTTCTTCTTGAGTATTCTATTCTTACTACGATAATTAGAAAAAGAGGTAGCCGCACCAGAAGCAGGTAAACTACTAGGAACAGGGTTAGTTCCCCCGTTAAGGTTACCATTAAGGGATACAGAACCAGACTGCCCATAGTAATCACGTAACTCACTCATAGATATTGAGCCAGAGGCGTGACCAAAGTTATCTATAGAGGTTATAGTCATTATGCACTACCAAATGCTGTTACATCGTTTTCTACAGTCAAGGCACCAGTACTAGAAAGCTTAAGTCTATCAGTTCCATTATATGCAAATTTTAAATCGGTTCCAGATTGGGTAATCGTCCAAGCGCCAAGATCAATAGTGTTAGTCTCCACAGTTCCAGAAGAATCACTAGATATAACACCTGTAGAGCTATCATAAGATATACCCCCACTAGCAGATATAGCACCTCTAGCTCTAGCGGTTGTGTGATATAAGTTTGAAGAGCCTTCTGAAACATCATCTGTGTCGTGACCACTTAAACTGGTAACTGTTCCAGCGCTTCCAGAAACGTTTCCTGTAACATCTCCAGTAACACTGCCTGTTAGACTTCCTTCAAAAGAAGCAACGATTGTACCCGTAGTACCAGAAAAAATACCAGCGTTTTTTGTAGCCTCTGGTATAAAAGTAAACTTACCATCATCCTCATTGAAACCAAAGAAACCTAACTTAGCGTTAGTTCCATCGTGCCAGCGGAACTCAGCCCCACGATCCTTTTGGTCATTAGATACAGGGGCAGTATCTCCACCCAATGTAAGAAGAGGGCTACCTACTGTAAGGTCTGCACTTGTTATAACATCATTAAATGTCACATCACTATTTGTAGCCACTGCCTGACCAATAGAGATCTCTCCGTCAGAGATAGATACACCAGTTCCACCACTAAGGCCACTTTGAAGTTCACTATTAGTTGGCCCCGTATAACTAATAACGCCCGTAGTACTATTGTAAGCTATGTCGCCCTGACCACTAACTTTAGTGACAGAAATAGCACTTCTAGCTGGGGTTGTAACTCTTGCTGTTGTAAAATAAAGATTACTAGAGCCTTCTGATAAATCATCAGTGTCGTGATTAGATAGACTTGAGACTGTACCAGTTAGTGCAGCATCTGACCCATCTGTACCATTCTGAAGAACTACAGTTCCATTTGTAGCTAATACGTCACCATTTACGTTACCTGTAAGCAATCCTGAGAAACCACCATTACCTGTTACTAACCCTGTAAAAGTAGAGGGGGGTGTCACACTAAAAGTACCCCCTACAGTAGAGTTACTAAAATCTACATTCCCCAAAACAGTTAGGTTGTTGTCTAAGGTTGCAGCAAGTGTTACATCTAGAGTGCCTTGAAAGTCAGCATTAGCGCCAGTAAATTGAAGGGCATCTGTAGTACCAGACTTAATTGTCATATTACCAGATACATTGTTTAGACTACCAAAGTCAACTCCTGCATCTTTTAAGAGAATGTTACCACCAGCTACATCTAAAGTCATATCACCAGCGACATCCACAAGCAGATCACCTGATGAAACGTCTAACTCATTATCTGTAAGAGTCATATAGCCACTACTACCAGCTTTTAAAGTATCCCCATCAATAGTAGGTGCTGTGACTTGTGTTCCAAAGAACCCATTCTTAAATCTGGCACTAGTTGGTGAACCACCAAGGTCTATAGTGTTATTACCATTAGGTAAAACTTGGGTTGCATTTACTGTAATCTGACCTGCAGGGCCAACCTTCTCAATAGGCGCTCCTGAGTTAGAAGAACTAGGATCGTGGTTATGACCAGAGGAACCACTGAAAGCAGTTTGAACAGCATTAAACTCAGCATTAAGGTCATCAGCATCAATAACCTCATTGTTAGCTATCTGACCTGTAGTATCTTGTCTTGTATATCCTGCCATTTTAGTTTGTCCTTACTGTCTTTCGTTAGTTCTAAATTCTAACACTGCAGTGTCTAATTTAAACGTTGGATTAGTAGAGTTATCTTCGTACTTAAGTGAGACTGTCTTACCACTACCTAATGTAAATGTTTCATAAACTCTGTCAGCAAAACTGCCATAAGTAGATACACTGTATACTGAAGTGGCGGCACCATATAAAGATGCTGTTCCTGAAGAACTCTGAAGTGTTGCTGTAGGGGGGTCAATAGTAGTACCCCTAGTTTGACCATCAAAGTCATATGACATATTCATATCTAAATTAAGTGTGGCTGTTGGCTCAACATAAGTTGTAACTCTGTAAAAAGTTTTTCTTACTTGGGGATCTTGAATAGGCATATAAGGGGATTCGTAAACACACCTTATGTTCTCAGAATCAAAACTAGAGCCAAACTCCATCTTATAAACATAGCCAGAATCATTAGCAAACACAACAGTCTCAGAGTTTCCTGTAATAAGGCTATCAGATACGTTTACTTTCATACCCACTAAAGTTGCCCAAGCTATAGAGTCTGCACCTTGGGCAGAAAATTTTGTAGCAAGTAACCCAGAGGATACGTCTGAGGGAGTGCTTGCGTTGTAAGCAAATACCCTATATTGAGCTTTCTCTCTTACAACCACAGAAGAGAAACTACTAGCGCCCTTTAAAAAAGTCTCTGCATCTTTCTTGATAGGAGCAGAGGCAACAGCTAAGGCAAAGTCACCAATTCTATCAGTAGCAGATAGTAACCTAATGCCATCAGAAGATAGGTACATAACATCCCCACCTACCTCTTGAATAGTCTCTTTAGATATACACCCAATACCTAAAGCTATGGGGGCTAATTGAAAATCAGCTTCACTATTTCCTACCAGTTTAAAGATAGAAGATTTAGTAAAGATTATAAGTTGATCCCTAAATACTTTAAGACCTTCTACATTAGAACCCACATTTATAACACCCGCACCACTAGCTGTACTAAAATTAGTCTCATCAAAAGGTACACTAAATACTACTTTATCATCACTAGCATAAAAAATGTGGTTCTTAAAGTTTTCTACATCAGAAGCTGTTGCAATGTCTGCAGAGTTAGAGGAAGATAGGAACGTAAAAGTATTATCTGTATCATTATATATCGCAGGAAAGTTAACACCATCTACTAGTACGGTCTTCTTTTTTCCACCAAAGACAATATCAACAAAACGAACTCTTTGTCCTAAAGAAGCGGCGGTTCCCCTTAAAGTCCACCCACCGCCTTGACTTTCATAATACTTTGTAACACCACCATCAGCCCTAGCTGCTAGAACAAACCCCGGCCCTAAAACTTTTGAAAGAAGTACATCACCAGATCCCGGTAGGGCTGATGTGTCAAACTTAGCAAAGCCTTTTATTTTAGAGTAACCACCACTTGTAGAGGGTTCAAGATTCTGCAGAACAGCGGCTGAACCTACAGCATTTACACCTTGTTGAAGAGGACTTAGGTTTGAAATAAGACCCCCTCTAAACTCTATAGGAAATGTTTGATACTGTATAGCCATTAGTAATGTACTCTAGTGTCTCTTACGTAGCTTGTTCTGTTTATAAAGGTACTTCGTAAATGCTTAATACCCATAAGAAACTTTTGTTGTAATGCATTAGCAGCTTGCATATCACCCTTAAACATAAACAAGTAGTACATAGCACCGTCTACAATAACGTGTCTAAAATACTCTGGTAAAGCGGGAACATCTGTGTTTTTAACTAAATCTACAGGTAGTCTGTAATACTCATAGAAGATAGTGTAAGCTTTGTCTGGGGCAGGTACTAGTCCGTATTCTCTGCTAGGGGTTTGGAATACATAACGGGGCATACCTTTTAACTCAGAGTTATACTCGTAATCTGCGTATTTGTCAAGGTATTCTTCGTATGAAATCAATTTTAATTTAACTGTTTCATTACCTAATGTAGCGCTTCTAGCTATTCTAAAGCTATCCCAGTCAACAGTCTTAGCATCCCCGGGAGTAGAATACCTAACGATGTTAGCTGTAAGTGTCTCTTCTTCCTCAGAGTGGTTAAAAGGCCACTCATATTCGTGCTGGTTTATAAAGTTAATTGACGAGTTAACAGAATCTTTAATAGCAGAATAATAACCAGTAACTGTATTAAAGTTATCTGTTGTAAGCTCTACCTCATTAGACCTTCTATTTATGTCGTTAACTATGCCTAAAAAGTCATATGCCATATCACTGTTCCCGCATTCTTATTTTAATAGATCTCTCTACAGTATTAGCTAAGTTGTTAGTTATACGACAGGTAAACTTGTAGTCAACATTGTTTAAACCAGCGCTAATGTATATTGTCGCAACTGTATCTGTATTAGTCGTAGATGTGATAGTTATGTTGTTAAGAGTTTGCCCAGCCGTAATTTCTTGCATAACACCGTTAGCATCTCTAAGGAACCAAGCTACACTTGATATCGTTTTATTACCTAGAAACCGTGACCAATCTACACTATAGTCAAGTGTCTCATCTGGGTCTTTGTTGGGCCACCTAAACGCCATTTTATAATCCTTTACTTAAGTAATGTAATATAGACATACCTATCAAAAGGTGTTGTGTCTTTTTCTACAAACACTGTTCTGAGTTCTTCTACTATGACAACAGTTCTTTCTTTTGGTGTACTTGACATTAAGCAGCCCTCGAAATATAAACAGTTCGCGCTCTTTCAAAAGCATTCTTAAACTCTTCAAAGTTAAACCCATCTGTAGATAAAGTTAAAGAGCCTTTACTTACAGTGACTAAGGGTAGAGTACTTAGTTGTACAGATGTGTTTATTACACCTTTTACTTGTTCAGACGCATTAAAGGTAGAACTTGCAGAGGGTAATACCTTTACAACATTTATAACTAGTAAGCCAGTTACAGAAGAAGAAGAAACTCCAGAAGGACTTGCTTGGCCTGTAAAGGCTTGTTCAATACTAAACGCTGTAGCAGAACTTACGCCTGTAATGACAGCAACAGAATTTATATCAAGCGTAGGCGCAACTTGTGAAGTAGTGGACACAGAGTTAATAGCAACAAGACTATTATGAGAAGTAGTGAGAGAACCTACTTGTAGTGAACCAACTACACCCTGTAAAGGCTCTTGACTAGACCCAGATAAGTTGTTAGTAGACACTGAAGCTGATGCAGAGGTTATAGGTACAGAAATACCTACAGAAGCCTGACCTACAGATACCTGAGAAGATACAGATAATGCCGGGGGTATAATTTCATCTATGTCAACTATTAATTCAGAAATCTGTGACGCAGAAGTTGACGTTGGTAAGGTTACGCTTAAGTTTATTACTAAGTTATTAACAGTTGTACTTGAAGAAGTATTAGATACAAAAGCTTTTACAAGTAAAGCTATATCTTCTATGGAAAATTGAGCGCCTGTACCACTAACAGTTTTAGAGGATGACGCTGACTTACTAACATCGTTTACTGAAAATACGGAATTAGTAGAGGGAAGTACTTTATTACTTGAGTGTGTCTGGGTGACAGAGGTTGAGATTGAGTTTGAAGAAGTGCCTACTAAGTCTGCATTACCGTTTCCAATACTTGATACATTATTATCTATTAATCCAACGGATGTGGTAGAAGATATAGTAACAGATGAACTGACGGATAGATTTGCTGTAACTGCAGAAGATGTTGCACTAGGCAGACCAGCGCTTGGATTTACAGTAAATGTGCCTACAAAACCTTGAGAGGATGTAGTTAAAGGGAATGAAGTTGAGTCGCAAATAGGGGCAACATCTTCAACATTTATTTGTAAAGGTACTGAAGTAAGTGACTTATTGCTTGAGTGAGTTTGACTAATATTTTCTAAAGACGTTACACCAGTAGAACTGTCAAGCTCTATACTGGAATTTACGTTAAAACTGTCAATAGTACCAGTTTGACCTGTAAGGGTAGCGGAACTAGGAACAATGGTAGAGTCTAAAGAAAAAGATAAGGGTGAAACAGCCGCACCAGAGCTTGTTTTATGGCTTTCTTCAAAAGGACTATCGAAAACAAGTGTATCAGCAGCGGTTGCATTATTTGTAAAACTGTTAGTAGCTGCCCAAGTAGGTGTTGTTCTTTGATAGAGAACCCTACTCCGAACTGGGTTTAGGGATGCACCAGTTATACTAAAATCAGTAATTTGTCCAGTAAATGCGTTACTACTGCCGCTTGATCCTACAACAAACTCGTCTAAGAAAAACTGATAAGAGTTAGTGGTATAAGACCCATAGCTTATTGACATTAATTGACTATTTGATGCTAGAAGACTGCCACTAAGGTCAAAAATTTGTGCGTATACACGCTGACCAGTACTAAAAATACGGCCTTTATACCAAGTGTTAGAAGAAAAAGTACCTGAGTTAGGTAAGTAGACACTAACACTAGCTGCAGCGTTTCTACCTAACTGGTTACCTAATCTTACGTAACCACCAATGCCACCAGTAGACTGAAGTGTACCATAAGCCCTCTGGTATGACCAACCTGTTTTATTACCATCAGCCTGAAAGAAGTACTGTGTACCCCCGCTGTAGTTAGATGCCACTTTAAAATAAAACTCAGCGCCAACACCCGAACTCTGATACTGTGTAGAGCTTGTGTATGTAACCCCAGCGGATGCAATACCTGAGTAGTATAAATTGGGTGTAGTATCTAATAAAACATTAGCGTTTATAGTTTCGATACCAGAAACATTATTTACTTCAGAGGTAGTATTAACACCTACTATAGAAGCAATAATAACAACTTCTGTATCTAAACTGTTTGGTATTTGAGTAGATGAAGATACTGTTGATAAGTCTGTGTTAGCAGTACCTGATGCGGATATATCAATAAATGTTTGTGAAGTAACTTTAACTAGTGTTGAATTACTAGAGGCTGTTTTAGTAACAACTCCTATCTCAGAAGCACTTGAGTCTGAGGATAGCTCAACACTACTTGAAACGCCTATATTTCCCGAAATAAGAGTAGAGTTTACATCTTCAACAGTTTTATTTGAACTAACAGATAGTGTTAAAGAAGAAACACTTAAAGTTACTGAAACTGCTACTAGGTGTTCTGAAGGGCCAATTTGAATTGAACCTAGTTGTGTAGTAGAGGTTAACGTTGAAAGAGTTTCGTTAGCTGACCCATTTGAGCTAACTGGATTTACAACAACCGAAGAAGAGTTTCCAGTTAAATCTATGCCGCTCTTTGGTATAACAGAGTTAACTTGTACTGAAGAAAATGCAGAAGTTAGTACCTGTAAGTCAGTGACTGTTACAGATATATTATTAATACTAGAACCAGAAGAAACACCGCTTAGGACATCTTGCTCTGAAGTACTTGTGGAGACAGTTCCTATTTGTGTGCTTGAGGAAACTGAATTTAGAAGTTGTTGGTCTTCACTAGTTCCTTGTAATGATGTAACTTGACTTGTTGTATTTGCTGAAGAGAGTGGGATTATTATATTAGTAACTATATTCCCAACTTGAGAGGAGGTAGATACAGATGTTACTAACTGCGTATCTTCTAATTGTACTCCTAAAGAGTTGATCTGAGAAGAGGAAGAAACAGAGGAAAGAGTCTCTGAATCCGTTACAGTTAAAGATAAAGTTCCTAACGCAGTGGAACTAGATACAGACACTAATGTCTGAATATCTACTATAGATGTTGAAACAGAACCTACTGCAGTTACACTAGAAACAGGTGTTAAAGTTTCACTGTCTACTACAGTAAGATTTAAACTACCTACTGCAGTTACACTAGAAACAGATGTTAAAATTTTACTGTCTTCTAAAGTAAGGTTTAAACTACCTGTAGAACCTTGACTGTTTACCCCTGACAAACTAATAGACGATGAAACTATTAAGAGTCCATCGTCTGCAAGAGTTGTTGATGATAAGGGGCTAAAGCCGAGCATTTAGGTTCCTTTTAAGAACTTACTGCAGTCGCCCAAGCGTTCACAAATGCTGTCACCTCGTCATTTGTCATAGCGCTTGGTGTTTCTGAGGGGTCAGAAGGAGTTTCTGCACTTACTTGCAAAATTGGATAGCGAGAATGTAGATCAAGAACGTGGGCAACCAGTTCTGACTGTGTATAATTTGTGACGGTATCAGGAACCCAATAATCCCGATCACCTTCGTCAGGCGTGTACCCAATGTAAGTGTTATCGTCTGGATCAGGAAAGTAGCCCGGATTTTCAACCCACGGCGGTGTTGTGTTTCCCATATGAGTCCTATGTAATTTATACTTCAGAAACATCTTCATCCCCTTCTGGCTTTTCGAGCTTCAGCATATATTCTGGGTTTACAAAATCAGCTTTTCCAAAAATTCGTTCCGCAGTGGCGTCTGCGTTTTTGCAATACTTGTCGGCCATCTCATCTAGAAATTCTTCAAGATCGTTTGAATGTAATAGTTCGCCTTGAGAAATGCGCTGGCCGCAGTACTGCACGTATCCGTTTACCTCAGTAAAACCGACCTGCGGATGCACCCCATATTGCTGCATATATTCAATCGTTGAGGTTGAAGCTCGACCCCCATTCAACAAATTTCGGTACATAAGCTCAAAGCCACGCCTTACGTGATGTCGCTTCTCTTCAGCCTCAAAATCAACTTCATCCCAATCATCAATGCCGTGCTTTTCTTTGAGATTGTCATAGGCATCTGCAAGCGTAGCAATGTCTTTGATGGAGCCATTAATTTTATGCTCTAACGTCATTAAAGAATGGCGCTTCATTCGCAACTTGGCCTCTGACACGATATCGTCTTTGCCTTCTAATTCTAGAATTTCTTCACGGCACTCAGCGTGACTGACTTGCGCTTCATTCAAAGCCATTTTGCGGGTTTCAACTTCCGCAGCTACCTGACGAAGCATCCGCATTGGAGAATGCCCGTTAAGCATCGTGAGGCTCATTAAGCTCAGTGTTGTTTGAGAGTTAGAACGATCAAAGGCTCGTGTGGCCTGATCTATTTCTGGCAATTTTTCAGCAACCCTAGCTGCCGCTACCTGATTGATATTTTCAGATGCCTCAATAGGCAAAGAAAACGTGATTGGTTTTGTAACTATATTTGTCATTTGTTTTCCTTGAAGTTTTTAGTCTAGTAATTACGAGGCTGGGCCTGATAGCGAGCCTTGGCTATCAGATCCCCAGCCAATTTGACCAAACGTAGATGCATTTCCCGGGGTATCTATCGTTACGTATTTTATGTTACCTGATCGACTGCCAGTATAACCACCTGCCACTACTGCTCTGGTTTCGTTTGCTGCCCAAGCGTTCCAAGCTTGAGATTCCGTGTTGTCACCAAAGTCGGTAGCGTTACCAGCACTTGAAGTGTCGAAATAAGCAATGTGGTTAGACACTGAGCCACTCACATAGCCACCACCTTGAATGACCCTACTCGTATTAGCACAAGCACCGTTACCGCTCATTCCGTTGGTTGATACGGTTAAATCTCCCCAGTCCGTGGCATTACCAGCGGTGGAAATATCTACTGAATCTATCGTATTTGAAGCTGCGCTGCTGACATAACCACCCATAAAAAAGCCTGTAGTTCCATCGGATGCAGCACAAAGATTACTTCTAGAGTCAGTTAAACTCCCGAAAGAGGATGTTCCTGTGCCAGTAGCGATAGTAAGCTGAGTTACAGTTCCCCCAACCATACTACCACCAGACATAAGCGCAGTGGTTCCGTTTGAGGCAGTAGCCATATTATAGTAAGTCGATGCCAAAGTACCTTGGGATTGGGCACTTCCTAATGTTGCGGTTGAAATGTAGTCGATCTTATTCGTGATCGTACCGCTCTCATTACCGCCAAGCCAAAGACCTCGACCTTCACCTTGAGCGCCTGACAGACTAGAACTATTTGCTCTCAGTGAACCAAAAGCAATAGAGTTACTTGTGGTTGTAATGTCTACATATCGTATTGCATTTGTATAATAAGGTGCGTTAATAAGGTTACCGCCACCCCAAATACCCCGATCCCCAATATGACTGTCATTTGATGGTGGCGAAGTAGTAATCGCCTGAAACGCACTATTCCAATACTGATAAAGTTTTGAATTACCAGTATCCCACCAATAGTCGCCGTTTGCAACTCCGCTACTAGGCTCAGTTCCACTGGCAGTGTAATTTTGTATTGGTGAAGCACCAGCAATCTTAATACCGTTTTCAAGGTCAATCGCTGTGCCATTATCTTTAATGGTGTTTACTTTTAATGTACTCATTACGCAGGTGCCCCCGAACAAGATCCCGGTGAGTCAATACTCGTAAAATAGTCTCCAAAATCAGTCGCATTAGCTGCGGTAGCTATTGTAACTATATTCTGAAAATTGCTTCTCGAACCACCATAACCACCAGCCCAAACGGCCTTAGTATCATTACAGGAAGCACAAGTATAAGCAGCATTCTGAGCCAAATTTCCGAAAGAGTATGCATTGCCAGCGTTTTGACTATCAAAATACTCGATTTCATCAAGTAAAAGTGACGGCCCCCAACCACCGCCAACAAGAATACGACCATTTGTCTGCCCACAAGCGCCGGGGCCATTACGCTTTGCCCCTACAAGATCCCCCCAGTCTGTAGCATTAGCCTCAGTATCAATGGTCACTACTTCTATCGTATCGATAACAGAGGCACCCGGTGATGGCGTCATCCCACCCATAAAGAAGCCTTTAGTACCGTTAGAAGCCCCAGCTTTTTGGGTTGCGCTGGTTGCTGTTCCAGACCAAGTGCTTGCATTACCAGTGGTAGCAATAGTGACTTTCTCAATTAAACTAGCGGTTTGACCTACACCGCCGTTAAATATCGCAGTTGTACCATTGGATGCACTAGAAAGGTAATTACAGGCACTCGCAAGATCACCGAAGTCTGTACCAACAACATTACTACCATTTGTGGCGGTGTAAAAAATTACATCGACCAGACCACTAGATCTTTGTCCTCCTGCCCATACAGCCCTACCATTTCCCTGCGCTCCACAAAGACCGTAAACTGCTTGGTATCCGATTGTATAACCATACTGGGCTTGACCGCCAGTACCAGTTATATCAATGTATCGCATCAAATTGGTTGTGTAGGTGCCGCCAAACCCTGCGGTCTGAGCGCCTGCTACAAGCATCCTATCACCGTTAAAGGGTAGAGGGTTTGCCGTTCCACCGCCAATGACCCGCTTCCACTCACTCCCAGCACGATAATCTAAATTTCCAGCCGTTGGTGCATACCAAATGTCACCATCACTAGGGCTAGTAGGCTCAGTGTCACTATTAGTAAATGTACCGCCGCCAAGAGTTTGCGCTGATCCACCAACCTTAATTCCGTGAGTGAAATTAGCAGCACCTGTGCCAGCTAAATTGTTAATTTTATCTACTGTAATATCTGACATTATGAATGCGCTCCTGATGTAGCACCTATGCCGTACCCCGCCTCAGCGGTAGTACCCCAAAGTGAGGCATTTCCAGTAGTATCTATTGTAACTCTATGAGCGTAATTTTGGAATTGAACTGAAGCATTTAGGCCTTGAACCCAAATTGCGTGTGTGTCGTTGTTCGTAGAGCCAGTATACCAAAGGGCGTTTGCTAAATTACCAAAACTATACGCATTACCAGCACTTGCTGGATTTATATAATCAATAGTTGCGGTATAACTTCCTGATGAATTAGTTCCACCGCCAACAAGTATGCGGCTACTGGTTCCACAAGCAGAGTCGCCCCCTACATTTTTTCTTGCCGTAGCAAGATTTCCCCAGTCTGAGGCATTACCATCCGTAGCAATAGTCACGTAATCTATTTCATTAATAGCAGCACTGTTCGCACCCGTTTTCCCGCCAAAGAAGAAACCCTTAGTGCCATCAGAAGCACCGCTACCATCCCATTTAGCCTGAGTTAAAGTGCCAGACCAAGCAGTGGCGTTACCAGCGGTTTCTATTGTAACTTCTTGAATTGAACTCGTCATATTATTAAGGTTCATAGCATAAATAGCTTTGTTGCCATTAGATGCAGACGCTAGGTTAAAACTAGCCTCTGTCAGATCACCAAAGTCAGTAGAGTTTCCAGTCGAGGCGATTGTGATGTATTGTATTGTATTAACGACCCCTGAGTTTGTCGCTGCGCCCGCAAATAGACCTCGGCCCCCACCAGAAGCACCGCTAGGATTTACGCAATCTACTAATAAATTACCAAAGCTATTTGCACTCGCACTAACATCTAAATCGTAGTACTGAATTCTATCATCTCGTGATGAACCATTGCTTACCCAACCTAACGTAAATAAGGCTCTATCACCAAAGTAAGCTGGCCCCGGCGGGATCACTCCCAAAGTAACCGTTTGCCAACCACTGTTTGCATAGATCTTCAATGCGCTGTTTGTAGTATCCCACCAAACCGCACCATTCGACGGGCTTGAAGGCGCAGTGCCACTACTCGTAAAGCTGGAAGTAGCTAGACTGCCCAGCGCAACCCCGCCAACAGTTGGAGCGGTAGTGAAGTCGGGTGCGCCTGTTCCAGCGGCATCAACGATTGTGTCTACACGAATTTCGGTCATAGGATTACGTGCCTTCCCCCAGCCGCAACAGTTAAAGTTACACCGCTGGCAATGGTAAGCGGCCCAACCGTGAGAGCGCTTTCTGTGGCTCCTACTGTGGTGTCAGTGGTTAAAGTGCGTGAGGCCACGTTTACTGCGCTAAACCCCGCCGAAGAAGTTATTGTGCCGAATTGAAGAGTTCCACTACCATTAGTTTTTAAAACCTGATCTGAAGTACCATCAGATGTAGGTAGTGTAAATGTGTCCACAAAGGATTGAAGATTTGAGTCGTAGTTTTGTAACCTGACCCAACTACCAGCGTGTGCAAAGTACATTGCACCATCACCGTGTACGTGAGTTATTCTGCCGTGGTTATCTGAAGCTGATGGTAGGTCACCAGTAGAGTTATAAACTTGAACAAACTGTAAATCATCTGCAGTAGGCGATATAAATACTTTTGCGCTACCAGATAAATTAAGTAGACTTCCTGTAGAAGAGGAAGTAAGTGACCGTGTGAGAGTGCTTCCAGAGTTGGTGAAAACTCCAGTTCCAATCTCGAAAGCAGTTGCAGGAGATCCCCCATCTTCGATTACATATCTTAGGGTATCTCCATCTAAAGAAGAAGGTACAACCACAAAACCAGTCTCCGCAGATCCTAGAGTGATTGTACCTGTTCCAGTAGTGCTTGTGCTTACTTTTACACGGTCAGCAAACTTTGCCATAAGTAGTCCTAACTATTTAGGTAAGACGAATAACAGCGTTTGAAGCATCGGCTGTTGGGAACTGTACAGTAAGTGTACCAGAGGTTGCACTAACAGTGCCACCAAAGTCAAATACTGCAATAGCTTTGTTTGACTGAGAAGAGTTGTAAATAATACAACCATCTGCAGAAACTGTTACGTTGCTGAAAGCTTCATCAGCAAAGTCTACAAAAGCTGTAGTTCCAGAAAGTGAAATAGCAGGTGAATCTAAAGTTCCACCGCCAGCACTGTAGCCACTGCCAGAAGCTTCATCTGAGTTACCTGTAACGTCAGAGTAGTTAGTAGTTGCAGCACCATAAGTGCCTGACGGACTGGCTTTGATTAAAGCTATTTTCAAAGTGTCCGTATCAAGATCGTGAACACCTCCAAGCAACTCTTGCTTGAAACTGCTGCACATTGCTGTAGTGATTGCCATAAGAGGTATCCTTTTTCAATGCAAGACTAAGAAAAAGAGTAGGCCACAGTTAAGCAGCCTACTCTCTAACTATTTAAGCAGCGTTGTATACTGCAGTTACCAGAGCCTCTGGACGTAGAATTTTGCGCCCATAGAGATGCATACCGCGAACAATATCAGCGAATGAATCTGGGTCACGATAAGTCTCAACTTTGTTGAGTTGCTGTGCAGTTGCAACAGCGGAGTCGTGTCCAGCTACAATAACGCCATAGTTATCGTCCTGTGCAGTTACGCCTGTGGTTCCGGGGCCAGTTCCCTTCGCAGGAAGGTTGTTTGACTGGTAAATACGGAAACCGTGAAGGTTGTTAAGTACCAGACCGTTTTGCAGCCCTGCACCACCGAAGTCAGCGTTCAATACGCGAGAATCTTCGTCTTTCAACATTTCCATAAATACGGCGTCAACACAGAGCCAACGACCACGAGTATCAACATTAGCCTGATCCATAATGCGACCCATACGGGCTACAACTTGGAGAGGTGTTGCTGTGGTAGTAGCGGCTGCAGTAGCGCCACCGAAGCGAGGAGCCAACGGAATTGAGTCACCAGTTGTACCTGAAGAGGCTGAAGTAGTGATGTTTCCGAAGTCTGACATATCCAACTTGTTAGCAGTCAGAAGTTCACCTGTCAAGTCACCCGCTGTTTGGTGTGAAGCAGTACCACTTACAGTACTAATTACCGCACCTGCAGTAGAGTAACCAGACATATATGACAATACGTCAGCATCCATAGCGTCAGCCATTTTATATGCTGCACGATCAGATGACAAGCGCATAAAGTCGTGATGTGCTTGTTGCTCTTCGATATCGTCAAGCTTGAAGGCAAAATAATTGGCTTTGTCGATAGTCAACTGAAAGTCATTGTCAACGAGGTCTTGTGCCGAAACGGTTGTACCACGTAGCAAAGCATTCACAGTGATATCAGGCTCCTTAAGAATACGCACTGTATCCCCTTGGTTCGCAATCTCACCAAAATATTCTGAGTTAGTAATTGCATTTACAGTAGCAGCCTTGCGGAACGCAATCTGTGCCTGTTTTGAGTAGATAACGCTGGAGAATACTCCATTGTTCAAGTTGGTATAGCCAGAGGCTTTTCCAAATGCAGCCATAATTAATCTCCTTATAGATATGACCGTTGAGTTTTACAGATCCATATCCACAACAGAGGCCAAATCTTGTTTAGGTAGCTTATTATTAAGGTATGCCTACCGTATCTAATAAGGGCTAAACGTGTCTGGGTAGTCTTTTAGTGGCTAGAGTCTTAGTTTAAATACACATTTTAAGTGCATACTATACAAGTTATACTAAACTTGCAGCTATTGTCAATACTTATTTTGACAAATCATAAATAAATTTACCTGATTTCTGAGCTTCGTGTATTTCTTCGTGATGTTTCTCAAACTCTTTGTCACTCATTTTAGCAACATTTGATTCACGCCAGAAGTTTTTACTCTCATCATCGTTTACAGTTGTTCTACCTTTAGTCTTAACAGAAGAGGCAGCGGCCTTATCTGAACTATTAGTAGACTTAGCTTTAATACCTTTATGTGACTTATAGAGATCAATAGCTACAGCTACAGATTTAGCATCTTCTGAGTTTTCATATAGAGCATCTTGTACAACTTTAGGTTGTTTTTCTGCCCAGTTGTGAAAATCGTATGACGCACGAATCTCTTCAAAGTCAGGGTG